TAGGGGTCGCTATTTTTGGTAAAGGCATAATAATTTATTCAGTATTGTATATAGCAGGGTTTTAGTAATAATAACCACTGTATCCACCACCAGAAGAACTTGAACTTGAGGAGGAACTTGAAGAACTTGATGAACTTGAAGAACTAGTACTTGAACTCGTTGATCCAGAGGAGTCTGTAGTGGTCGTGGTGGTTGTAGTTTCTGTTGTGGTAGTTTCTCCTTGACTAGTTTCAGTTGTGGTCGTTGTTGATGATGTTCCCTCTCCAGCTTCAGTTTCTTCTTCAGTTGCTGGATTAGTTTCTGTGACTGTTGGGCCAGAAACAGTGCTACCTGGTAAACTCTCTGCTAATGTATCATATATTATAGGATGTGGTGTACTTACATGTTCTGCTCCTACCATCTTTACTCCCATGTGTTCATGGTATGGCCCATAGTATGGTTTACCGCTTACGTATCCAACTGGCACATCTGGAACAGGACTGTTCGTGCTAGGTGATATTTCATTTCCAATTGCTCTTGGTCGAAGAGGATTCACTTGAGTTACTTGTCGATTCGAAAGTGTTTCTCTGACTGATTGCTGTGCATTACCATGTTTTTCAACTGTATGTCTTAAGTAAGTAAATACAGCAGTGACTTGTAAAAATGTACTTCCATCATAAGACATTGGAACAGCATTGATATTAACAGGGAAAGTATCAATGAAATGATATGTCAACAGTGGCATATTCTTAAATGTATTGTTCTTATCATTTGGATTCTGTAAAAAATCTCTTTCAAATTTAGTGATTCTTATCTTTCTTCTGTAATCATCTGGATATCGAAATCTTGAATATGAATTTCTTTCTTGATATGCATTTAATTGGCTTCCCTCTGCTCCATCATATCTACCATTTGATTCATTATAAATTGGATTGATATAATTCATCCACTCTTCAAGCATACGTAATACATTATAATCATTATCGATATAAAAAGTTAAATCAAATTCATTATAGATTCTTCTTGTCGCAAATCTCTCTGTCATTCCCTGACGACTTCCCATCTCTTCTGAAATATTAAAGTTAGAACCAGGTAAGGATGCAGATGCACAAAGAAAATCATACTTCTCAGCTGCTGAATTTGTATCGTTGAATATTCCACAGTTAGTTAAGTAATCAAATAGTCCTAAATTATTTCCTGATGCACTTCTACGAACAAGATCTAACGATATCTTAAACTGACTTGATATCGCAAGTTTTGAAAATATTGGACTCGCATTTGGTATGCTGAGATATAGATCTTCCGATTTTATTGCCATCTAAATAGTTTTTAAATTGATCCTGATAATATATGTATGTCATATAAAGGAAAATATTACCCAAGATACCCGAAAAAGTATAAAGGAGATCCCCGAAATATTATTTATAGGTCTTTGTGGGAAAGAAAATTTATGAACTACTGTGATTTAAATGAGACAGTAAGTGAATGGCAGTCAGAGGAGTTCTGGATCCCCTATCGTTCTCCAATCGATAATCGTATCCATCGTTACTTTCCAGATTTCTTTTTGAAATATATTGACAAGAAAGGAAATAAAAGAACTCTAGTTGTCGAAGTGAAACCAAAGAAAGAAACTAAAATGCCAAATGTGAATCCAAAGAAAAGAACAAAGTCATGGGCTCACTCAGTTCAAACATATGCAGTTAATCAAGCAAAGTGGAAAGCAGCACGAGAGTTCTGTGCGGATCGCAACTTTGAATTTAAAATTATGACAGAAAATGAGTTAGGTATCAAATGACTATCGGAGAAAGAATAAGAGAAAGAGCAGAGGGAGAATCAAATACAACTCCAGATTGGTATGCAAATCAATTGTATGCTGAACTTTCTGAAGTTGCAGAGACTCGCTTTCCAGAGATAGGAGAACTTTGTTTCTTTACATACTCTGCTTCATTTCCAGAGAAGTATCCTTTCTATGATCGCAGACCACTTACATATGTGATGGATTTTCAAGGAGATAAAATGCTTGGTGGTAATCTACACTACCTAAATCCAAGTTATCGTGGTGGTATCGCACAAGGCTTGGTAAATAAGGTAGGTGTAATTCTACCAAAGAAGACTTTACATCGTTATTTTATTGCTAATATGGGTGATGCTTTCATCATTCCACCTGATCCAGAGGAGTATAAAAACATCGCACAATTAGTAACTGAAAACTTTTCTGATAAATATGGTCAGAAGATGTCACCAGAAACAGCTTGGGATAGTATTTAAATGACAGTAGAACCTTATACAGTAGCTGGAATAACCTATGACGGAGTAACTGGTCGTCCAGCTGAATTTCAGGAAGTAACTCCTTTACTAACACCGAATGCAGTAGTCGGATCAATCACCGTGGGTGAGGGTGATCAGCAAGAAATATATGGAGTTTATGCAAATTATTATCAAAATAATAATCAAGTACAAAATTCCTCTGGAGAAGTTGTTGCCACTGGCATAACTGTCAATAGCACTGGAGAGATTCTTAAACCAGATCAATTCTCTTCAGATGACGTGGCTAGTGTTCAAACAGTAATGCAAAATGTAGAGGCAACAGGCAATATTCAAACGATAGCACAACAACAACAAAATAATAATGTAAATAATAATAATGACGATGGTGAGGGTAGTGGTGGTTCGAATGATGCATCTTTATCAAACGGTAGTGATGAGGTGAATCTATTACGTCAAAATTATAGCACAGGAAAAGTTGATCACATAATACAAAAACTAAGTTTGAGAAATTTAGTATATCCAATAGATGCGGACTTCGGTAATACTCAAGATTATATTCAAATTAATCAATTTAGTTACAAACCTATTAATCAGGATGTATTTTTTGGAGGTCTTACTGGAAATGCAGGATCTACACTTTTAAATGGATTACAGAGCACGAGTCCAAAAGAGAAACATCTTGGACTAGTTAAACTTCCGATGCCAAATCAATTACAAGATTCAAACAATGTAGCATGGGGACAAGATCAATTAAACGCAATCACTGCTGCAGTTGCAGGTGCGGTTTTTGGTGTTTCTGGTGGAGGTTTAGATTTGATGGGAGATTTATTGGCAGGAGAAAGAAAACTTATTGGTAATCCTGATAAAGGGCAAAAGTTAAGTCTAGTGGGAGAGATAAGAAAGAGATTTGAGAAAGATAGTCTTAATAGTGCAGGATCAAATTTTAAATCTTTTATTGATAAAATGGGAAATAATAATGATGCTAAATTATTGGGAAGAAGTGTTCTTGGATCTGCAATATTGAATGTGGCTCAATTTGGTGTTAGTCCAGAGACTGCCCTTGCAAGAGGAGCTGGAGTTGTTCCAAACTCAAATATGCAATTGTTATTTAATGCTCCTACTTTGAGAGAGTTTACTTTCAACTGGAGACTTACTGCGAGAAGTAGAGAAGAAGCAATTAGAGTTAAAAATATAATTAGATTTTTTAAACAAGGTATGGCAGTCAAGAAAAATAATAAGAACAAAACTGGTGAAGGATCATTCTTTTTAGGAACACCAAATATTTTTGACATACACTTTAAAACATCAAAACAAAATTATGAGATATTGGATCGTAACGATTCTGTTTTAAGAATTAAAACGTGTGCACTTACAGGAGTAGCAGTTAACTATACACCTGATGGAATGTGGAATGCTTATGAAAAAGGTATGCCAACTTCTGTATTGTTAAGTTTAAGATTCGGAGAACTAGAACCAATATTTGATACTGATTATGAGGAAGATCCATTTGAGTTTAACAATAGAGTTACTGATCAAAGATCAGTACCAATCGACGCAATAGGATACTAATGGCATATTTTCAAGAGTTACCAAACATATCATACCCTTCTCTTTTACCTGCAAGTAATAGAGTTGAAGATAGAATTGTTGTAAAGAATATTTTTAAAAGATCAAAGTTAAGAACCGATGTTAATCAATCGATTACTGCATTCACTTATTACCAAATTCGAGAAGGTTATCGTCCAGACATGGTTGCAGAAGAAATATACGATGATTCAGAATTAGATTGGGTTGTACTTACATCAAATAACATCACTAATATAAGAGATCAATGGCCATTAAATCATAACGAATTATATAATCACATTTTAGAGAAGTATGGATCTGAAGCAAACACACTCGGTGTCCATCATTATGAAACAAAGAAAATGGTTGATGAATATAATCGAACTGTAATACCTGCAGGTTTACAAGTAGATGCAAATTTCACTTTTCAATATAAAAATTATTCAAATTCAATGGTAACAGTAAATCCTGTGGTATCAGTGACAAATTATGATTACGAAACTAAATTAAATGAAGAAAAGAGAAAAATTAAAATATTAAAACCTCAATACTTATCTGTGTTTATAACAGATCATCAAAACATTATGAACTATACGGAATCTTCAGATTACATAACAAACAGATTAAAAGGAACATATAACCCAAGAATATCAGGAGCATAAAAAAACCCACCGTCTAGAGCAAACGGTGGGCGAATAACCTTTTACATCATGAAAGAAGGGCACTCTTTCTACATAGAGATCTTTTGTACTCCCTCCAGTT